TAAATATAAATATAAATATAAATATAAATATAATAGAAAGATATAAAAATAAGATATAAATAAATTATTTTTATAAATTATATGAATGATTAAAAATATTATAATAGTTATGAGTTTAATAATAATATAAAAAAACTAAAAAATAATGAATTTATTATTTTTTATCTTTTGATGGTGATGATGATGATGATGATGATGATTTTTTTTCTTCATTTTTAACCACAATAATAGAATTTGTATCATCACAATTACATTCAAAATTTTTAGAATAATGAATATTAATTGATGATAAAATAATTAAAGTTAATAATAGAATAATGATTAAAATTATTGAATATGTCATGAAATTTTCCATTTTTATATATAAAATTATAATAGATATTTTTATTTTATCTATAATTATTTATATTAAATTATTATTATTATTTGAAATATTATTTTATTATTTTTTCAATATCATCTATTTATTTATCTTATTTAGTTAAAAAAAAATAATAATATTTATCATTATTATAATAAAATAAATTTTTATATAAAATTAAATATGAAATAAATGTTTGCAACATCTATATATAATCATTTTAGTTTTTTTAATATCATTATATATATTATTATAATATGTATATGTACATTTAACATTATTTGGTGGTTTATTATATTTTATAAAATTATCAATACATTTACATTTTTCTTTTATATTTTTTTTATATTCATCTATACATATATCATATAAAATTGTCTTTTTCATCTTATATATTATTATTATTATTTATTATTTATAATATATTATTTTCAGCAATTTTTTTAATACTTACTTATATTATTCATAAAATAAAAAATTGAAAATATGTATATATTATTATATATTATATATTATTAAATGGTCTTAATAAAAATGACATTAATTATAATATCTAATTATTCACATTTAGATAATAATGAATATAATAAAATTAATATATTTTTACAAGAATTATTAAATAATGAAACATCATGTATAGGATATTTAGTAAATAATTTTAATGTATTATATGATGAAATATATATATTATATGATAAATATAAACTATTAATAATAGATGATAATTTAAATATAATAGATTATATATATTGGATAATTAAATATGAATATAATAGATTAATAGACAAATTAAATGATTCATTAGATAATATAGTTAATGATGAAAATTATATGAAATATTTAGATATAATATCATATGTTATACAATTAAATAATATATTATATGATATGACTATTATATTAGATAAAGAATATTGTCTAAAAACTCGTATTGGTAAACAATTTGATATATTAAAAATATTAACTATAAATAATCATTATTATATAATTAAAGAATTATTATATCATGAATTAATATCTAAATATATTGTTTTTAAATATTTTATTAAATATAATAAAATAGATAATTTACATTTATTACAAGAATCAAATATATCTATATTATATGATTCATATATTGATTTTGATTATATATTATTTAAATATTTCTATGAAGATAATATTGATAATATATATAATAAAATCTATCAAGTATATAATCTAGTTATAATTCAAAAAATATTAAATTCTAATGATAATAATTTATTGAAAGAAAATATAATAAATATTTTAAATTATGATATAAATAATGATTATTATAAATTTAATAAAAAATATAATTATTTAAATCATATATCTAATAATTATATTTGTAATTATAAAAATTTATCTTTTATTAGTAATAAAGATTATGATGAATATAATAAAGATTATGATGAATATAATAAAGATTATGATGAATATAATAAAGATTGTGAATTATGTAAGAAAAATTTATGTGAATCATGTTATAATTGTTTAAATAATGAATGTGAATATTGTAATTATTTAAATTATTTAAATATATATAATGTGAGAATAGATTATATAGATAGTTGTCATGTAGAATATAAATTAGTAATATATATATTAAATAAATTACCAATATTATTAGAATATTTATTACAAAATAAGTTAATAGATGAAAGATATTATTTATCAAATTTAGTTATACCAAATATATATAATATTAAATTATTACATAAATATAATAAATTAACAAATAATTCTAATTTCAATTTTGTATTATTATCTGAAGATATTGAATTAATATACTATTATTTAGATAATAATTTAATAAAGATGTTAAATATATTACAATTATATTTAAATAATAATATATATAATATAAAAATATTAAATGATCTATTATTAGAAAATTATTATTTAAAACATGTTATTAATAATATATATGATATCAAACTATTGACATTTATATTTGATAAATGTAATATTGAAATATTTAATAGAATTATTATATTATCTAAATTTGATAAATTATTAGATAATATACAATATATTTTAAAATTTAATAGATTAGATATTATTAGACATTTATTAGATTTAATAAAAACTGATAAAAATAATTATAATAAAATAATAGATCTATCTTTTAAATATAATGCTGATATATTTATATATATTACTGATAATTATAAAATTAATATTATAAAAGATCATATTATAGATCTTATAAATAAAAAATTACCAAATTATCCTAATATATATTACATATCTAGAATTAATAATGATATAATTTTTTTTGAAGGATTTAAACAATCTAGATATAAATTTATATTTAAATATGCTCATAAATTAAACTTATTAACTAATGATATAATAAATAATATTATATTAAATAATTATAATAGTGAAATATTAATATATCTATTATATAATAATCTTATAAATATTAATGATGATAATCTTATCAAAATATTTAATACTATTAATAATATAATTAATAATAATAAAAATTATGTATTTATTAATTTTGTAAAAAAATATAAACATTTAATAGATGAACAACAATATAATAATTTTAATAATATTAAAACTATATTAAATCAATATAATATTAAAAAAAATAAATTTATAGAAGATCATAAACAAATATTAAATGAAATTAATATAGATCAAGATTCATTCAATAATATTGTATTTGAATATGTTATATCATTATAAATCTTTTAAAAATTCATAATCATTATGTAAGACAGTTAATTATAATCTATAAGATGAATAATATAAATATATTAATATATTTATCTATTTATAATCTATAATATTATTAGAATTTATATTATTAATTATTTTATTTATAAACTCTTATTGTATAAACAGTGCTTTTTATAAAACTACTCTAATAAAATTTGATTATTTATATTTATCTATAATAATATCTATATTATTATAGATAAAATTAAATGTATCAAATACATATTTTAATTGTATATTTCCATCTTAAGTTTCTATACAATTTAAATAATGTCTTATATTTTAAATTATATATTACTATTAATCATTCATATCTTTCATTATTATTTCATTATAATATCTATATAATTATCTATCTATTTATAAATCTATTTTGTTATTATGATATTATTTTATTTAATCTAATATTTCTATTATTTTCTATTTTAAAATATTCATATATTCATCATTTATATCATTTTTTTATTATGGTAATATTACATTAAATGATTATAAATTTAATCTCATAGACATCAATTATCTTAAACTAAATTTATTTATATCATGATAATTATATTAAAAATCAATACATAATATTTAATTTTTTCTCTTAAATATTTAATATACAGTGTATTGACTATAATCTAAATCTATATAATTTAACTCTTTTATATCAAAAATATAATAATCAAGTTATTATATTATTTTTATTAAACTACCACTTAATAATCTAACAAATTATTCTTTATTATTCATATTTATTATATTTATTATATTTATAATTATATGATAATAACAATATATCTATTTTATCAATTTTTATTATTATTATTATCTAATAAAATATATATAAAAATATATTATTATATCATATAATATATGATGATAAATTAATATTAAATTATTACATAAGAAGAACTATTATAAGAGATATTATTATATCAATAAACTTATAATATAGATAAAATAAATGAATAATTAGAATATTATAAATACAGAGATAATAATACTTATAAATTTATTAAATATCTAAATTATCATTTTATATCATAAATATAATAAAATAATAATAAATATGATTTCTCTTTTAATATCAAATATTATCAAAATTATAAATATGATAAATTATATAAAATTATCAATCTTTAATATATTTTTAAAAATATGATAGATATCTAAACATATGATCAAATGTTAAATTATATTTAAATATAAATTAGTTAAATTAAATTAAATTAAATATAATAATAAATTATAAATAATATAATAGAAGTATTAAAATATATATAATAAAGAAATTGTAATATATATAAGATCTAATAAATTATGTAAAATGATAAAATTTGTATTTTTTTATAAATATAACTAATTTTATAATTATATTAAATTAATATATCATATGAATTATTTTATAATTTTAATTAAAATGATGATAATTATCATTCATAAATTTTATATATTTATAATAATTTTATTGATAAATATCCATAAATATAAAATAAGATATTTAATTATTTTAAAGATCAATATTATTATATAACTAATTAAATTTAAAATATTATATAAAATATAAATAATAAAAATATTTTTTTTTGTTTATTTAGTATATTTACCTCATATACTTATAATGATATTGATATCAAATAAATAATTATTGATAATAAAGATATTATTATTGATAAAATAAAATCATAAAAAATGTTTTAATTGATAAAATTGTTAAATAAACAAAAACAAGATCATAAATTAAAAAAATAATATTATAGTAATATATTTAATAATTTAATTTATTATTGTATTATATTTTCATTTATTGATATTATGAATATTATATAATAATTTATTTATTTATATGATGATAATATTTTAGATGAATAAACTTTATAAATGATTAAATTAAATATATAAAAATAAAAATAAATAAATAAATAAAAATATCAATTTATTATAAAACCAAAAATATCATATTATAAAAAAATATGTAAAATATGTAATTAAACTATAATTCCATAACATACATCTATTATATAATGTTATAAATGTGAATTATATATTTGTTTTAATTGTTTTTTATATGATTGTGATCATAAATGAATATATAATATAATATTTACAAAAGTATTCATAACATATCATTAGTTATTGTGATTTAATAAATTATCAAAATCTTCATCATTCAAATTAATATCATTTTAATTTTATTACTCAAATTAAGCATTAGCTGGAAGTTAAAATGGTTTAATATTCATCTATGGTTATGGTATAGCTTAATCTTTAACTTTCTTAATTTTTTTAATTGGTGCATTAAAATTTGGTATTATTTATGATGCTTTTGGTGATTCAAATGGATTAGTTGCTTAACTAATTTATTATTTAGTTGGTGTTTTAACAATTTATTATTCCATTTTTTGATATGATTTTATTTTAGTAAATCTGTAAAGTTATTTTTAGAACTATATAGCGATTTTAGAGATATATATATACTAATTATGATGAATTATATATATAAATTTTTTTTCAATTTTTTTAAAGTTGTAAGATTAAATATTATATCTAATAACCAACAATTAGTGATTAATAATATTTTTTTATATTTTATATATTTATCAGATAATTATAAAATTTATCTATTTTTGATAAATTTTATTTTGTTTAATATAATTATATATAATATCTTCATTTTTTTCTAATAATTGTAATAAATCAGAATATTGTTTATTTATATTATATTTTTTATTACTTTCATATTTTTTATATTTATTATGTAAAAATTTAACTTTATATTTAATAATATCTTTATATTTATTTTCATTTATATTAGTAAGATCATTTATTTCTCTAATATTATATAAATAATATAAATAGTTCTCTAAATTTATTTTATAATCTATAATATTATAATTTTTATTTATTATAATATCATTAAATATATCATAATTTATATCATTAAATAATAAATAATTTATTTCGTCATCATTTAAATAATATTTATCAAATACAAATTTTATATAGTCATTATTTTGTAATTTATCATATAATAAAATTTTATTACAGATATTATTACAATATAATGCATCAACTTTTATAAATCTAAATTTTTCTAATATATTATTTATTTTATTATTTGATATTTTATCATAATTATTAAAATATTCATTTTTTTGTTCAATATCATTTTCTAACTTTAGAATTGTATCTTTATATAATATTTTATTTTTTTTAATTCATTCAATTCATTCATTTTTTTTAATTTATTAAAATATATTTCATCAAATTCATTAATATCTCCATTTTTTTTTTGATTTTTTATAAAACCATCAATTAATGGTGTTTTAACTGATTTTTTATTTGCACTTTTATTAAAATTATTATCATTATCATTATCATTATCATTATCATTATCATTATCATTATCATTATCATTATCATTATTATTATCATTATCATTATATTGATTATGATTATGATTATTATTATTATTATTATTATTATTATTATTATTATTATTATTATTATTATTATTATTATTATTATTATTATTATATCTAAGTTGGTTTTGATTATTATTATAATATCCACGTTGGTTTTGATTATTATTATAATATCCACGTTGGTTTTGATTATTATTATATCTAAGTTGGTTTTGATTATTATAATTGTTTAAATAATTATTATACATTATTATATATAATAATGTATAATATAAAAATTTACTATCTATAATATTTTTAATAAAATGAAATTAACAAAAATTTATGATAAATATTATGATTTAACACATTTTAAACATCCAGGAGGTGATGATGCTATTTGGCATAGTTATAATATTGATTCTACTTCTTTATTTGAATCTTATCATATATTATCAGATAGATCTAAATTATTAAATATATTAAAGAAATATGAAATAAAATCAACAAATAAAATTAAAAATTCTGTAGAAAAATCTAATATATTATTTAGATATAATACAAATTTTATAAGAGAATTAAGAAAAGAAATGAGAGAATATTTCAAAGATAAAACACATAAAGCAACATATAAGAGATGGATATTGATAGTTATTTTATTTATATTTAGATTTATAAGTATATATTATTGGTTAAAAGAATCATTATTAGGATTATTATTATATCCATTATTTAGTTGGTTATCTATAGTTAATATATTTCATGATGCTTGTCATTTCTCATTAAGTCATAAACCAATAATAAATAAGATATTTTCATATATAGGTTATGAATTATCAACACCATTATTTTGGTTTTATCAACATAATTTAGGTCATCATATGAATACTAATATAGAAAATAAAGATCCAGATTTATATCATGGAACTTATATATATAGAGTAATAAAATCAATAGAATATAAATATCAACATAGATTTCAAACATTAAGTTGGATAATAGTATGGATATTATCATATATTGGTATGATAATTAAACCATTAATTGATAATTATTTGTATAATTATTATTATATTTATATAAGATTTAAAGATGATAAATTAAGTTATATAGAAATCAAAGATAAATTATTATTATTGATATATTTATTTATAAGATATATATTATTATTTTGGTGGTTTGATAATAAATCATATATATTCATACCAACTATTATTTTTTCATTATTATTTATGATTAATTCACAATTAACTCATTTACATGAACATAATTATAAAATAAATAAAGATTGGTATAAACATCAAATAATAACAGCATCAAATTATTCATTAAATAATAATATAACATTTATATTTTCAGGTGGTTTAAATTATCAAATAGAACATCATATATTACCAGGTATAAATCATTGTCATTATCCATATATACAACCTATTATAAAAAAATTATGTATTAAATATAATATTCAATATAATGAATTTTCATCTTATTATCAAGCATTTAAAAGTTATTTAAATAATATAAAAAATCTTAGTTATGAGAAATTAGATTAAACTTTATTTATTTATATATAATAATAATAATATATACAAATAAATTAATTAATTATTTTGATTTTGATTTTTTTTGTTTAACTTGTTCAGGATTTTCATTCTTATTCATACCAACACTAGGACGAGCTTTCTTTTTATCATTAATTTGTGCAAAATTTTCATATAAACCATTATCTAATGAATTTAAACTGAAATTATCAAAAGATTCATAATTATCATAATTTTCATAATTTTCATAATTATCATAATTATTATAATAATCATTATTTAATTCAGTTTCATATTTTTCATTAATTTTTTTATTATGATGACAATTACATGAACAAGAATTTTCAAATAATAAATAAATAATTAATAAAAATAAAATACAACAACAAACTTTATACATTTTTATTTCTTATATTAATATTTTATATAATATTTTTGAAACTGATAAAAATTATATTTTTTTAATAAATTCAATGATATTATTTAATGAAATATTATATGTAATAATATCTTTTAATATTAAAAACCATTGATCAGTTTTTGTATCTAATTTATTAGATAAAATATTATATACAAAATTATAAATATAATCTTCTCTATTATTCACTAATTTAATAATATTATCAAAAAAATTCATATCATATTTATTATCATATATTTTATTACTATAAAAATGATAACCATCAGATAATATATATATAAATAATATACCTAAAACATATATTTCATTTTTAATTCTATCATCATATAATAATCTTTTACCTTTGTAATAAGATGGATATGTAATATTATAAGTATTTAATAATAATAGTTCTAAATCTAATAAATTATTATCAATCCATTTTTTATGTATTTTAATATAATTCATTTTAATATGATTATAAGTTGATATAGGTGTTATAAATGGAAAAGTATTTAAAATATTTTTATCATTAGTAATAGATTTAGTAACACCAAAATCTAAAATAATAATATTAGGTATATAATTGATCATTTTAATACCAATATTATATAATTTTAAATCACCATGACATAAATTTCTTTTATGTAATTCATCAATACCTTCACATAATTGTAAACATAATTGTTTTTTAATATTATAATCATATTTAGATAAATCTAATTTAGTAATATCATAATCACATTTATCAGTAATAATACATATATTTCTAATTTTTGTAATATCACCAAAGGTACTTCCAGTATAATCCAATATAATATAGAAATAATCTATTAATTTTAATAAATGATTTGATTTATTTTCTTTTAATATTTTAAATTCACTATTTATTTTTATATCTAATTCATCATATATATTCTTATTTTCATTTATTAATTTATCTATATTACTATCTTTATTATATTCAATATCTCTTATTATTTTTAATACTTTGATATCATTTTTATTATCTTTTTTATAACATGTATAAACATATGAATCTTGAGTATAACCTATATGATCTAATATAGTATATTGTGATAATAATGATATATTATTTATTATATCATTATTATCATTATCTAAATTTAATTTAATTATATAATTCATTTTATATTATTCATCTATTTATTATTATATTATATATAATCTAATTATTTTATCAATTTTTTACACATTTAGAACAATCATAATTACAAGTATGATCTGGAGTCATATAATTTGTACCATAATAACATTTTAATAATTCATGAGGTTTATTAGGAATATAAGTATATCTACCTAAAAATAATACTTTTTGTAAATTATCAATCCAATTTTTAGGCATATCAACACAATTTTCATTTAAATAATATTTAGTATATAATTTAGATACATCTCTATTATAATAATAATTATTTAATGATAAAGTGAAAATATCAGCAGAAATACCTGTATTTTTATGTATTAATTTTGTTGATTTCATATTCATAAAATCTTTTATTTCTATTTCTATATCTTTATTATCTTTCAAATAATTTATTAAATGAGTTTTAAATATTTCATAATCATTATTATTAATACCAAAATCAAGATCATAATCATAACAAATTAAATCTTTATTTCTAATATAACCTAATAAAGTACCATATAAGATAAATGGTTTAGTATTTGATAATTCACTTATATTTGTTATTATATTATATAAATCTATTAAATTATCTCTTCTAATATTAGTTTTAACATCTTTACGTAAATCTATTTCTAATATATAATAATAATCATATAGATAATAACAAATACTTAATAATAATATAAGATTAATAATATAATAAATCATTTTATATAACTAATATTATATAAAATTTATCTATTATAATTATATTAAAATATTAAAATGAATAAGAAAAAACATTTTTATTTAATAAATAAAAATATGAATGGTGGTTATGGTTATAATACAAAATATTGGAATGAACATGGTTTATTCAAAAAATATAATAATGATAATTTAAATTGTTTAATTTTGAAAAATGATTATAATAGTGACAATACACAATTTAATAAATATTCATCTATTTTAAAAGAGTTATTAAATTATAAAAATTATGTGATAAATATACAATTTATATCTAACTTTTTTAGATATATTTATTATGATATTAATAATGATTATAGTTTACAAAAAAATGGTGATAATTTTGTATGGTCAAATCCTAATATTACTAATTTCAAAATTACAAAAACAATTATTCAACCTCATGGTAATACATCAATATTATTTTTAGAAAATAATGATAAAAAAGATAAAAAAGTATTAAAAATATTTAATAATATAAGTATAAGTGATAATAAATATAATGATAATAATTTAGTTTGTATTAAAGATTATTTATCATTAGAAATTACACGTATTGGAGATAAATTTTCATTTCAAAATAATAATTTTTTTATTACACAAGATCAATTTAAATACATTAATTTTAATAAACAAAAACATTTTATAAAAGATCAAAATGATAAAGATATTATATTATCTTGTAAAAATAATGATGCTATTAATGATTATATAATTAATTTAATTTTACAACAAATAGAACAAGATGATCAATTAAATAATTTTAAATATGTAAAATATCATAATTTATTTGTAACTAAAGTAGATGATAAATATAGATATTGTATTATAATGGATAGTATGGATGGATCAATAGATGGTTATATAAATGATAAATTTAAAGATTATAAAGCAAATATAAATAATGACAAAACAAAATATACAAATACTATGAAAGATATATTAGAACAAGCAGAAAAAAATTTAAATTATATAAAAGATCAAAAATATTTATTTACACATACAGATATGAAAATTGAAAATTTATTTTATAAAAATAAAAATATTGGAACAAATAAAGATCCAAAACAAAAATTAGAAGTATATTTAGCTGATTTTGATAAATCTAGTATATCATATCATAATATTAGATTTTATAATGATATAACAAAAACAGATAATAAAATAAAACAATCATTAAATAATAGAGGTTTTATATTTAATTATATAAAAAATGATTCATATACTATAGATAATATTAATGCTGATAAAGATAATATTAAACAGAAACATTATAGATTATCTAGAATAGCTGTCAATTTACAAAATGATTTAAATACTAAAATTGAATTTGAACAATTATATATGAGATATAATTTCACACCATATTATATATCATTTGATATGTGTTCATTAATATTATCATTATTTTATTATGATAAAAAAGGTTTGATTAAATTAGAAGAATTAAAAATATTAGAAAAATATATTTTTAATGATATAAATGTAATATATAATTTTTATAAAAATTCATTAAGTTTAGAAGATAAAAAAGGTAATTTTGGTGAATTATTGAATATTATATTAAATAGTAGTAATGAAAATGATTATTTTATATATAATAAATTAGATAATGAATATGTACATATAAATAAATTATATATAACAAATAATAGAAATAAATTATGTATTAGTTATCCATTATTTAAAGATAATAAAAGTAATCATCATGTTACAGATAATATTTATATAACTAAATTTAATTCAATTCCACAAGAATATATCAACAATTATAATATCCAAAATGTGTATGATATATATACAAGTAATAATGAATATAGTAATAATATCAACTTTGATACAAAATATATTATTGAATATAATGATGATAATTATAATATTAATTATTTAGGTGCTACTACATTTAAAGAATATTATGTTAAAACAAATAGATATAGTTACACTTCAAATTTAAATATTTCACGTATTAATGAATTTGATAATATTACAATTGATGAAATTGAAAAAATAGTTGATATTTTTCAAAAAAATAATAATTTTAATAAATATGAAATTAAATATGATAATAATAAAAATTATGATTTTGAAATAATAGAAAAAAAAAATGATGATTTAAAAATAATAAATAAAAAAAATGATGATTTTGAAATAATAGATAATCAAATTAAAATAATAGATAATAATATTGAAATTAAAATAGATACAATAGATGATTTTATTAGTTTATTAAATGAATTTATAAAAAAATATAATATTAATAATGATAATATAGATAAATATATAGATAAAGAATATATAAATATTAGAAATATTTTATGTGAATATTATAAAAGTAATAAAATAGAAATAGATAATTTATTTATTATAAATAAATGATGATGTAATATATATTAACATCATAGATGGAACTAATAATCTTAAAAATTTATTTTTTTCATAATAATTTTCATTATAAGTTTCATCAATAAATTTAGGTATATAATTTGTTAATTGATAATTATAATAATTATTAAATTTATTTGGTGTAGTTGAATAATTATTATATAAATAACCTCTTGAAAAATTATAATTATTATTATTATTATAATTATATAATGATGGTTTCATATAAGAAAAATTATTTACATATGTTGGATCATAAAAATTTCTATTAAATCTAAATATATATCTTAACATTTTTTTATTATTTATAACTATATTTATATTTTTTTTATTATTTCTATAACTAATATATATAATTATAGAAATGAATAATAATTATTATAATTATTATAAAACTAATATTAAATTAGATAATCAAAATAATTTAAATATTTATTCATATTGGATCTATTCTTCTCATAATACTATATTACCATATGGACAAATTTTTAAATCTGGTAAACAAATAGAAGATGCTAATTTATGTTATTTTAATATCTTATTAAATAATAATATTACAGGTAGTTTAGAAATTGATATAAATGGTTATGATGATAAAACAAAT